TCGCCGCCGCCAAAATCTCCGACATTGAGCGTTTGCGCACCGGTTGCGGACAACGTTAATGCCCGCGGACCCTCCTCATTAAATTCCTCAAGGTCAACCAGTACGGTTGCCGTTGCAGCCAACTCGGCTTGATCGGCATAGCCGATAAAATACGCATTGATCGCCGGGGCGTTGATGACTTCTGTTGCAGCTGCATCCCACCAGAGCTTTTGCCCTTGCACGACCGCATCACTGGTGTTTTTAGGTAATAAGAAAATGCCTTCTTTTGCAACCGATCCAGTGCCAGTGGTTGCAATACCAACCAAGGCAATGCCCATTTGTTGATTACCGATAACGACCGGATCGCCGCTTAAAACGGCGGCTCCGGTACCATTTGCCCAGTCGACTACATCGCCGGGTTTGATATAATTTTTAGCCATGTTGACTATCCTTTAATTTGTAGGTTGATAATGGCGGGGTTTAAGCGCCTGCGTTTTTGTAAGCGCCCTCAAAACCTATGGCACCGATTGCCGACGGATGCTCTACCCGGTAGCTTAGGCCTGCGGTGCTAAAGTCTTCTTCCATCGCCAGGACCGGCTCGGATTGACCATCCAGAAATGCAACTTCAATAACCGGAGCAACGGCAGGGTCGGCGAACAGATACCACTCATTGCCATCAATACGCGGAGTATCAACAACGTCGCGCACCATGCCTCTGATCTTGTTGGGCCGCTCCAACTTGTTAGATGCATCGGGATCATATTTGGCATCGATCAGCACACGCACTTCTTCGGCGTCATCGATACTACCCAGCCAAATTGCCGGGCGGATGTCTAAAAATTCCTTATCGCTCAGGTCTTTTTGTTTCATCATTGCCGACTTCCCGGCCGATAATGCCGCAACAGATGGCCCGGCCCCAGTGCCCGCGAGGTTTTTATGGGTCTCGTGGAATAATGCCACGCCATCTTTTAGCGCCGGGTTAGAGTCCAGCAGCGCATAGACGCGATTTTCAATGGTGCGCTTTGCGGCGCGGCCCATCATTGTTGTGATGTCGCTGATAAAGCCGATGTCGTCATTGATGATGATTTCCGGCGTAATCTTGATGATGCCGCCGCGACGTTTGGCCTGAATTCCCTCCTTTGCGGCGTCTGGAATGGTCATATTTTTGTATTCCCCCGCTTCGTTGACATCCTCTATATCGCCAATTGATCCGGTGCGCAAACGTAGCCACTCGCGGAAATCAGAGACGGTGCCCTGTTTGCAAAAGCGCGTCCAGGTATCGGGAGTAATGTCGTAAGCGGTTAACACCATTTTATGCATGACGTTTTCCAGCAATACCGGTAGGTCGCTGGTGGTTTGTCCGTATGCGGCCGGGCGCATTGACAGCGCGGATTTGACCAGCTGGATGCGGTCCATGCCTTTAATATTCCGGCCGGATAATTCAAGACTTGCTTTGGCAATATCTTCCAGACGATGACGGCGATATTCGTTTTGTGGATCGTGCTTTTCGACGCCGCAGCGGGCCATGATCGCTTGGCCTACGCCCTTAGCAAATTTCTCATGATCGCTTTCGCCGTTTTCAATGCGTGATACAAATCCACCGGCAGAGGGTTCAATGCCTTCGCCGAGCTTTGCCATTAACTTATCGGCAGCCGCTTGAGGGCTGATTTTGTGGTCATCAAGGCATTGATTCATGATCTCATCAACGCCGGCCATCTTGGCAAAGGGTTTAAATCGTGCGCGGATGTCGCCGCGGCGCTGGACGTCTTCGGCCAAGGCTTGAGCCTTGATGTCTTCGGGGCTTTGGGCAGCTGGGGCTGGGGCTGGGGCGGCTGGTGGGTTAACGGTCGCCGCCGGTGCGTTTTCGCCTGGTTTTGGCATGGTGCTCTCCTGTTTTGGAGGTTTATTAAAAATTCCGGCGGCTGCCGGGATGGTTTTGAAGCGGTTTAAATTAAATTGCGCGGCAATGGGCAAGGCATCAACTACGGTATCGATCAGGTTTTCGGCTTGCGCTTCGGCAGCGGTAAACCAGTGATCTTCGCCGTCAGTTAACCAGGACATGACTTCATCCTGACTTTTTCCGGTTTTGTTGGCGTAGCTGGTTGCCATTGCTGCCGCAAAGGTATCCAGGACATCGGCGGCTTTGCGCATGTCGTTGGCATTGCCTTCAGTCCATGACCACGGCGCATGGATCATCATTAGCGCGTTTTCGGCCATTTCGACACTGTCGCCAGCCATGGTAATTAATGAGGCGATGCTGACCGCAACGCCGTCGACAGCTATAGTGACACGGGCTTTATGGCGCTTGAGTGCGTTGTAAATAGCGATGCCGTCGGATACTGAGCCGCCGTAACTGTTGATACGGACGGTCAGTGTTTCGACGCCGAGCGCGGCAATATCCTGGACAAATTTTTTAGCGGTAATGGATTCGTCATTCCACCAGCTCTCGCCGATGTCGCCATAAATATTGATTTCGGCGGCTTTTTCACCTTTGGCTTTTATTGCATACCACTGATTAGCCATTTGCTGCTCCTGGGTTATCGGCGGCAGCAACTGCCCCCGGTTGTTTGTCGTTAGCCGGATCGCTGGAGCTGATTAGTTCCGCGTCTCTGAGTTGCCGACGCCAGCGCTTTTCCTGCTCCAGTACGTCGCGTGGGTTGCCGCCGCGTTTACGGATAATTTCGGGGCCGGTGATGTAAAGTGAGCGCTCGCCTTCAGTGTTGCCTTTGACTTCTTTTAATGGGTCTATCCACGGCATGGAGGGGCCGATAAATAAGGCGTCGGCCAGCGTCAGCGGATCGACGTCGACAGGGATTTTTATTTGTCCGGATAACATCGCCATCGATACAAAAGTTTCCCAGTTTGGCTGGGACAGTCCATTGATAAATGCCGATGTTAAGATGCTGTAATTAACCCAACCCTCAATGAGTTCTTGGCGCTGGCTGGAGTAGCTGCCGTCGTAATCGCGGGCGATGGTTGAGTAATTAACACCGGCACCGGCAGCAACGGCACGGAGCTGACCGTTACGCCAGTTGTAGGCGTTTGGGTTTGGCCGGTTGGTGTCGATCATGCCGATCTCTTCGCCTTCAGCGAGATCATCAAAGACCATGCCGGGCGAAAATCTTAATGTGCGCGGCTGTCCATTAGGGTCGGCTTGGTAACCATCGGGCTGGCCTTTTTTGATGTAAGCGGCCATCGATGCGGCAATCTTGGCGGCAATGCGCTCGGACTCCTCGTAATCTTTGATGTCATCCAAGCGGGTCATGACGGTGGCAAAGATCGACACGCCGCGCATTTGGCTTAGGCGATCACGCATGCGCAAATGATTGATTAAATCTGCGCTGACCGGGATTAAATCCAGGGCTTTAGCGGTAAATACGTTGTAGTCGCCGGGATGATTGCGGTACAGGTGATAAATTTTAGGCTGGCCCCAGCCGTTGCGCTGGATGCCCTGCACGATGTTTTTGGCCGGATCGTCATAGATCAGCGGCAGCATGTCCGGCTCCAGCATTTCTAACGTAAACGGTACGGCGGTGCCGTGATCCAGATAAGGCACTGTGCCGAGCAGGTTTTTTGTCAGCACTTCGCCGTCACGTAGCCATGTGCGGCACAATAGGCGCTCCATGCCGGCGAGGTTTTCGGTAAAGGTGCATTCGGGTTTTTTTGCCCAGTCTTTGTGCAGGCGTAACAGCTGGTCGGCTAGATCGTCGTGGATCTCTCCGGTAAAGGTGCGCGGCTGCGGCTCGATGCCGATGCCGTTGGCGCCGATGGTGTTATTGACCAGGGCGTTTAAAACGCCTTTAGCTAGATCGTGGTTAGCGTCTAAAAAACGGGCTTGGTTGCGTAGATTGGGACCGGCCTGAGCAACCCAGCGGTCGCCGCTGCCGGAGTCCCGGCTTTGTTTGCGGAGTGTGGTCGGTTTTGCGGCTTCGTAAGCGGCCATCGCGGTTAATGCACGGCGGGCTTGCATCCGGCGTAGGGCTTTTTCCGGGGATATGGAGGCAATGACCGAGTCCAGGATATTCATTAGCTAAAATCCGGGGTTTGGTAGCGCGGCGATGTGCCGCCGCGTGCGATTCTTTGTTCAGCGGCAACGCGGCGCTCCCACTCTTTGCGGCCGTTTTGCACTTCGATTAGATTGGCTCGGGTTAATTGGCGCTCACCAAAGCGCACGATTTGGCCGTCCAGGATGGCGGCTTCGGCGGCGGTGTATTTTGCGAGCATTTCAGCTGATGTAGTCATGGTTAGATTACATCAGTTTGTTTGTGTCAAGTATTCCCAAAACGTGACAATATTTTTTAGGTGGTGTCTATCCGTTCGATTACCTATGCGCTTAGCCGGACTGGGCATACTGCCCCATCGGAAAAATATTCTTTTTTACATTTAGCGCTTGACGTATGCGCTCAATGAGCGTATTATTTATTACCAATGGAGCAGCAAAGCTCCAGGCGATTGTGGGAGAGTAATAAAGTTTCATACTAAGTATTAAAGTATCATACTGAGTAATAAAGTTGCATACTGAAGCTGTGGGAGAGTAATAAAGTTCAATACCAAGTATTAAAGAATCATACTAAGTAATAGAGTTTCATACTGAACACCCTCCGGATCCAACATAGACATTGATCGCTATGTTGGCCACATCTCACCTTTCAGCGCTGTATCCTTGACAACATAGACGGCGCTGTCTATGCTGCAGCATAGTTAAATTCAACTAGGGTGGACGGTCATGGGTTATTTGGGTTCCAAGGCGGGGAGTGGCGCTTACCAGGCGATTATCGCCAGTATGCCGCCACATGATGTTTACATCGAGGCGTTTCTGGGTTCCGGTGCGGTGATTCGCAGGAAACCGGCGGCTATCCGATCCATTGGCATCGATCTGGATCTGCCGTTGTTGGATTCTTCTCTTTATCCGGACGTTGAACTGTACTGCACGGATGCACCTGGTTACATAGACAGTTTCGACTATGCTGGATCCGGACGTGTGTTAATTTATGCCGACCCTCCTTATTTATTGCAAACTCGAACATCGAGCGCCCGATATAAACACGATTTCACCGAAGCCGACCATGTACGGCTTATCGAAGTGTTAAAACGGGTTCCCGCCGACGTGATCCTCAGCGGATACCCCTCAGCTTTGTACAACGATCTGCTATCAGACTGGCGGACATTCCAGTTCCAGGTCATGACGCGCGGCGGAGTGCGAACGGAACAACTCTGGTTCAACTTTGCGCCCAACGCGGCCTATTGGTCGAGCTATGCGGGTAAGGATTTTACCGACCGGCAACGCATTAAACGCAAAGCGAAACGGTGGGCTGATAACTATGCCGAACTTCATCCGGATGAGCGCCAGGCTGTCCTGGCCGCGATCCTTGCTTCCGGTACCGCATAGCTATTTCTGTCTATATCTGCCGGTAGCTATCGAGCATAGTTAATCTTGTCTATGCGATATCGCCGGACTGGTGGCCAACATAGCGATCAATGTCTATGTTGGATCCGGAGGGTGTTCAGTATGAAACTTTATTACTCGAATTTAATAGGCCTACGCCATTTAGATCGGTTTCAGTATGAATCTTTATTTTTCAGGAGCCGATTTTATCAACGGAAAAATGAGGCTTTCAGCGTGTTTCAGTATGAAACTTTATTACTCGCCTACAGCGATACCGGACGAAGCCGGAATTATTGGAGAGCAATCATGAACGAATTTAAATTTGCGGTAATCTCAAATAAAGAAGCTCAATACCTTGGGATGTCTGTATATTCCGCAGGCGGAGCAATATTGACAGCTCCCTACGATTACGAAGTGACAGAAGATTTTGGTGAATACGGAAAGCATTCGATGCCACGATCTGGGTATTTATGCAAATACCCAGATTTTATGCGAATTAAAATTCAGGATACAGCTACCGAAACTCAATTTAATGAGCATTTGGCGCACATTGAGTGGCTAGAAGAAAATGAATTAATTTGAGATCGCCAAGGAAAGCTAAAAATTTTCTACCCATACTTCAATGAGGCCCTGACGATCTCAGGGCCGACTATACCCCGGCTATCGATTATGAGCAACAACAAACTAACATCCGGCATATCCCGCGTGGATGCTGATAAGCTGCTGCGAGCGCTATATCACATCGCCAGCCATGGTGGAGTGGCTATCCCCGAACTGCAAGATGTCATCGGTCTATCTCGCGCTAGCCTGTCGCGGCTAATCGTTAATTCCCGGCGACAATACGGCGTCATCATCACTTGGCGCAAGGACGGCCACATGCCAAGCGCCGGCGAATACACTATCGAGGACTGGGGCGTATTTGACCGGGCGCGAGTGCTGGCTTTCTTGCGCGTCAAGACTGAGCGCGACGGAGAATACCCGCGCCAGCCCACTGAGCCTGCTAGTATCGGTAAGATTTGCGCATTCTGCGGACAGCCGTTTACGGCCAAATCCGAGGCGGCGAAAACCTGCTCAGACCGGTGCCGGTCTAAATTATCATCGTCCAACAACAGGGTGACATCATGATATTCCCCGACTGCCCGACACCGGAGCAAATAAAACAGGCCCGAGAAAGCGCGGGACTCACCCAAACCCAGGCGGCAGAGCTTATTTATAAGGGCTTGCGTACTTGGCAAGGCTGGGAATCCGCTAACGGATCAAGCGGCCATCGCAATATGGACCCAGCATTCTGGGAACTTTTTTTGCTAAAAACCAAGAGGATCAAGGATAGAATTATCTAATATCCAGTACCTCGTCCGGGCGTGCTCATAATTTTGATTGCTTGATTATACGATACAGCGTGCTCAAGCTGATGTTGTACCGGCGGCAAATTTCAGCATGGTTATCCCCCGTAAACTCCTGCTTTATCGCCTGGTTGCGCTCAACGCTATCATTATTCACTGATATGTAAATTTTCTGGCCGCCCCAGCGCTGTTGAATTTTCCCGACTACCGCCGTAGCCAGCGATTCGGCGATGTCGTCCTTAAAGCCGATTGAGCTTTGCAGCGCCTCATGGACGTCGCGCCGCAATGCTGCGGCAATATGATCTGATACGCTCATAGTCTGGAACTCCATGCGTTTGATGCTAATTGGTTGGATTTTGCTGGCTTTTTAGGTGCAGGAAGCGGCGCTGGCTGCTGCTCAGGTATAACAGACTCTGCTTGCAATCGCCTATATTCATCACTCGACACCACCGCCAGCTTTGCGCCCAACTCATCCCACTTGGCGGCGGTATGCAGGTGCAGGCGCAATTCGTGATGATGCGCAGCGGCGTAGGCGTATACCAGGGTATCGAGCGGCTCGTTACGGGCTCCGCGTTTTTTCTCGAAGCGGTTTTTTGCTGGGTTAAAGGTCTCGGACACGAGGCCGTTGAAGTATTCTTTGGGCAGCTCATCACTAAAGTGGAGCAGGCGGGATTCTGCGGGCTTGTCGCCATCGGTGCCCATGCGACCGAACAGGACGTTTTTAACGGCCACGGTGCCGACGTGCTGGATCATGACGCCGCGCTTGTTGTATTGGCCTCGAAAGTTGACATCTTGCGCTTTCGGCCTGGACAGCACCGGCGCATTGTTGGGCACAGCGCCGAAGATGACCATCGGGCGGCGGATCATGCGACTGCGCACATAGGATTTGACGGCTTCGGTACGGTGTCCGCCGGCATCTATCGCGGTGGCTTGGATCGGTAGGGCATGGCCGTTGCTGTGCTCGATAGGACGGTTGAGCAGGTCGGTCAGCGCTACCCAAACAGCATCGTCGGCTGGGTCGCCCCAGAGTACGACATAATCCAGTACCCAAGCCGCCATGCCTTTGCCCCAGCCGACGATTTGCACTTCGAGCCGGTCGTCTTGGGTATCGACGCCGGCGGTCACTTGGCACACACCCAACGGAGCCAGGCGCAGGCGATACGATTCGGCACGATCAGCGATGACGTTGAGTTTGACCGCGCGCATGGAAGGATCTTCCCAGGCTTCGGCCAAGCGGCTGTTGACATAGGTTTTTAGTTTGGCCGGGTCGTTTTGTGCGCTTAACCACATCTCGACCAGTTTTTCCCAGCGCGGGCCTAGGCCGATTTGGTAGTACAGGCAATTGACGGTATAGCCGCGAATTTTTGATTCCGGATTCTGCGGTATCCAGCGCCCGGCTTTGATCATGGCGGTTTTTTGATGCTCTTCGATTTCGCAGCCGCATTCCGGGCAGACGTAGCGGACACGGACGCCGCCTTTGTCCCAGTGCAGGCCGGACCACTCGAAGATTATTTCTTCCAGGCAATGCGGGCATGGCATGTAGTAACGCCGCCGGTCGGATAGCTCGTAGCGTTCGTCGATTCGGCAAATGCCTTTGGTGCCGGGCGATGAGATGTCCAGGCGCTTATAGGTCGAGGTAAAGGCGGAATAGCGGTCTTCGAGCATCACCATGGGGTCGTCCCCGGATTTGAACGAATTGGCGAATTCGGTTAATTCATCAACGACCAGGTATTTGACTGAGGTCGATTTTAAACGGGCCGGTGCGCCGGCATGCTCGACATAGAGCTGGCCGCCTAAAAAGTCTTTAAATTCTTTGGTGTTGGCGGCGTTGCGGCTGTTGGTCGATACCAGCACGTTTTTCACCACCGGAGAATCGTCGAGCATGGGATTAAGTTTTTGGTTAATCCACTTATTCATGCTGACTTCTGCCGGGAACGCGGCCATGATTGGGCCGGGCGCTTGATCCATCCAGTAGCCGATGGCGTTGCGGCCGATTTCGCTTTTGCCTATTTGGATGGGGAATTTTATGACGACTTCGTGTATCGTCGAGCGTGCCGACAGGCAGTCCATCGGCTCGCGCAGGATCGGGTTTCTGTCGGTGTGCCACGGACCGGGCTCCGGGCTGGTTTTACGCGATAAAATGATGTTTTTATCGGACCATTCGGACACGGTTTGCTTTTTGCGCGGGGCGTAGGCTCGGGCGCGGGCGGCGTTGATGACTTGGGCGGCGTTTTGCATGGCTTAGCTGTTGACTAGATCGTCAAAGGTTTGGCCGGTAGATTCGAGCTTGGCTTGTTTTCCGGTGAATTGCTGCCAGCGTTTCACGATGACATCGCAAAACTTAGGATCAAGCTCCATAGTGTAGGATATGCGCCCTAGTTTTTCGCAGGCGATTATCTGTGTGCCCGATCCACCAAAGGGATCATATAGGCTGTCGCCTTTGCGAGTGTGATTTTCGATAGGCTTTTCATAAATGCCTATCGACTTTTGGGTTGGATGAGCGGTTTTATCTTTTTCAAAAATGACGCTAGGAATGTCCCACACTGTCATTTGATCTCGTCCAGCCATCCAATTTGCGCTTGCCCCATTTTTTACAGCAAACCAACATGGCTCGTGCTTCCAGTGATAGTGGCTTCGGCTTAGAGCATGGACGTTTTTATTCCAAATAATTTGCTGCTTTACCTGGAAATTTGCTCTCCGGAGAGAATCCATAACAACGTCTGTAAAAGCGCTGGCATGCCAAACGTAAACAATATCGCCCGGAAACAAAGCCCATGCGTCATACCAATCGGCACGGTCGTCATTTAGCAGATTTGATGCTGCTTCGCGGTCAGTCTTAACTCTATCTTTTGCATCGGCACGCCACCCGGCCTCATACTCAACTCCATACGGGGGGTCTGTAACCATGAGATTAGGTTTAGATCCGGACAATAACTTGCTGACTGCGGCAATGTTGGTGCTATCTCCGCACATAAGCCTATGCCCCCCCCCTAGTAGCCATACGTCACCCAATTGGGTGACTGGGACAACTGGGGGCTCGGGAACTATATCGGCATTTTTTGATTTGACTGGATGCTCATCCTCAATCAACAATTTTTCTAAAAAATCGGCATCAAATCCAATCAAATCCAAATCAAACTCTATCTGCTGCAAGTCTTGAAGCTCGGCACGCAGCATATCCTCGTCCCAGCCTGAGCTTAACGCCAGCTGATTATCGGCAATAACATAGGCTCGTTTTTGGGCCTCAGTTAAATGCGACAAGCGGATGCAAGGCACTTGCTCCATGCTAAGGCTTTCTGCCGCCATGACGCGACCATGCCCGGCAATGATGCCGTTACCGGCGTCAATCAGCACAGGATTTGTGAAGCCAAACTCTTTGATGCTGTTGGCCACTTGCCTGACCTGCTCCGGCGAGTGAGTGCGGCTGTTGCGGGCATAAGGTATGAGTAAGGCGGTATCGATGTACTCTAGGGTTTGCTGGGTTATGCTCATATTTTTGCCATGTCGTTAAAGCTCCGCGACAAGTCGCTAAGCAGTGTTTCGATATGATCCATCAACAGGGATCGGATTCTTTGCTCGTCGGTTTCCGCTGCCAGCTGAGGAGCTAGGATGTCGGGCAGTGATTCCAGGCGGTTACGGATGACGGTATCGCCATCGGCTACGGCCATTCTGACCTCGTCAGCGACCAGCAATAAGCCAATTTCTTTTTCGTAGGCTAATTTTGCTTGCTTGGCGTTGTAGGTCTCTTTCATGGCCCGCGCATTTTGGTAGACGCTGCCGGATTTGCTGCCCACCTGCCCGTCGGCAAGCTCGACTGTCGGTTGTTTTTGCGCTCGCTCCTTACTGTGCCTTTCGGCCACGCCTTCCTTGGATGGGTCTTTAGTGTCCTCTATGCGCTTGATGGAGGCCTCGACGTCTACTTTGCCGCCATCCATAACCAAGCGGCCGGCGTTTTTGAGTTGGGTTATGTGGCTGCGATTGACGCCGATGTGAGCGGCAAAATCGGACTGGCTCATTAACATCCCGCCCCCTCAAATTCTTTGCAGGCTTTTTTATCAAAAAGCGTAGTGCCTGGATAACCCGGCGTTACTAAGCAATGACCGGCTTTAGAGGCGGCATACAGTCGGTGCCAGCTAACGCACTCTTGGCAATAATGCCCTTCGTGCGGTAATGGCGGTTGATCCTCGATCAACTCGACACTGTCTATCGTGAAATCCAGCGTAGCGCCGCGCAGGCCGGTTATTAAGCCGCCAGCGTGGAGCTGTTTAGCCAGGGCGTGGAATTCAGGCACAGCTGCTCTCATCTGCTGATTAAAATCTCTTGCGTTTTCATATCCACAAACTATCTTTTTCATTTTTTTTAATAAATTATGGTTGTGCAGGGTGTGCGGGCGAGTGTGCAGGGTGCGAAAATTCGCGAGGCGTTGATATGCGTGGCCTGTGCAGGGTGTGCAGGGTGTGCAGGCATCTATATACGCGAGGGCGGTTTTGTTTTTTGATTATTGCTGTTGTTTTCTCGCGCGTCACGTAAGGCGCGGTACTGCACACCCTGCACAGGCCACGCGCGGCGCGGCTTTGACTCTGCACAATACCCTGCACAACTGCCTGCACACCCTGCACAACGTTAAGCACGGCTATCCTCTCGGTACATATCGAGCGCATCTTTAAACGCTCTGATGTTTGATCCCAGCCAGCCGGTCTCGGAATTGCCGGGTGACATTTCTTCGGCGTTGGCCGGGATGATGATGGTTTTTGGGTTATCGACCATTTTTATGCCGTCCAGGTAGCGCTTACGCCCTTTTTTGACGCCAGGGCGTTTGGCGATGGCGTCGATGGCTTTGTTTTTTGGCGCTGATCTGACACCTTCGCGCCGACACCAGTGGGTGTAGAGGATGTAGATGTCATCTGAGAGCGCGGGCACGGGCGGCACTCCGGTGATTTCTTTGCCATTCCATTCGTCGTAAAAGCGGACGATGCTGTCTTTGCTGAGGTCCAGCAGGTCTTGCTTGGCTGTTGTCATGACCGGTTTTGTATGCGGGCTAAATCCTTGCAAATCCAAGTTGAGCAGGTAGTGATGCAAGGCTTCGGCTCCGCCGTTTTTGGCTTCGGCGGCGACTTCCTGATAATAACTTTCGCTGAGTTTTTCCGGCGTCCAGATGACTTGGTGCCGCCGGTCGTCTTGATCGAGGACGACTGGCATGCGCTCATTGGACAGAAACACGAGGTTGACGTGGTTGGTTTCCTCGTAGGCTGTCATGTTTTTGGGGTTGATGCGGATGCGGTCGCCGGTGATCAGCCCCTTGAGCTTGTTTTTGATGTGGTACAGGTCGGACCGGGCCACGACTTCGTCCGCCAACATAAAGAGTTTGCCGGCAAAACAATCGTTAAATTTGTCTTCAATGGCCGACTGGTCGATGACGCGGCCGTATTTGCCGTAAATGCCCAAAATGATGTCGAAAAACAGGTTTTTCCCCGTCCCCTGCGGGCCGTGGATGACGATGGTGGTCTTCATTTTGGCGCCGGGATGTTGCAGTGGGTAAGCCAGCCAGCGTAGCACCCAGGTGTAGATGTCGTTGCTGTTTTTTTCTTCGGCGCACATGTACATGAGCAGGTCTAACAGGCTGTCGCAATTGCCCTCTTTGGCTGTGGTCGGCCAGCCGTCCCAGGTGTTGCAGGTGATGTTTTTATCGGTGCCGGTCGGGTCAAAGCCAACTTCTTCAGGTCTGACGATGCGGCGCTGTTTGCTTTCTTGCCAGCGCTTGGGTATGTCGTAGTGGACGCAGGCTTGTTTGAAATCGTTTAGGGCGACGCGCATGTGTTCTTGCGCATCGAAGAGCATGCCGCCCATGCCGTAGACGAGGGCATAGCGCTCAATGGCATCGTTGCAATCATCGATAGGCCGTAGAGGGGCTTTTTCCCCGCCCCCTTGTGGTTGCGCGTCCCGCGTTTTGGCGGTGACGGTAAATCCTGCTTGCTTGATGGCTTCCTCAATCTGAATCCTTACCGTGTGTAGGCCATCGGTCAGGTGCAGGTCGTTAAAGTCGGTCAGTTTGCCTTGGTTTCGGCAGTAGTGATCGTAGCGGGCGTCTTCGTCGGCAAATTTTGGCGATACGACGCGGCCATTGACGGCCAGGGCGGCAAGTTCTGCGTATTCTTTGCCGGCGTTTTTCTTGCCGTGGGGCTGGTTGCAATGTGGGCAAGTCGCGGATAGGTTGACTTTGACGGGTTTTTGGCAGTGTTTGCAGCGCGAGTAAGCGTCATCGTCGGCCAAGATGAGGATCTGGGCTTCGCGGTAGTATTTTCTTAGCGCTTGGGCGACGGTTGGCAGGTTTCCGGCATCAAAGGCAATGGCAACCGGAAAGCCGGTGGCTTCGTAGCCGGTTGCGCCAGTGGCGTAGCCTTCGGCCACCATAATCAGGGTGGTCGGGGTGTCGATCAGGTGGAAGTGGGCTTTTTTTACGGCTCCGGTCGGCCAGTAGTGTTTGTCGCGGCCGTTGTGTTTGTCGATTAGGTCTTTTTGTTTGACTTTATCGAGGATGAGTTGCAGGCCGTGGATGCGGCCTTGTACGTCGAGCATCGGCACGGCCAAGGCGCCTTTTTCGGTAAATCTTACGCCGTGGGCGATGACGCCTTTGCGGTGTAGGTAGTCGCAATCGCCGTCGGTTTCGAGTTTGCGCCAGGCGGCGCTGGCTTTGGCGGCGGATTGTTCGGCTTTGCGTTTTTGTTCGGCAGCCGAGCGCTTTTTGTCGTCAGCCATCCGCTGTTTTATGGCGGCTTTTTGTTCGGCGCTGAGGTCGGTGCGGGTGATTTCTATTTTTTGCGCGTTGTTGTCGGCTCCCTGCCAAATGCCAAAGGAGCCGACAAAGACGATGTCGCCGCCGCTCAGGGTGATTTCATGGAGGATGTACCAGCCGCGCTTTTCGCGGTCGCCCTCTACCCGGCAGCGCACCATGCGGCCGGTTTCCAGCCGGTCGACTTGCAGCCCAAAGCCGAGCAGCTGAAGTTTTACGTCATCGTAATTGGATGCCATTGTTATCGATTCATGGCGGCGTTAACCGCGTGCCTTAAATTGCTGGTGAAATACATGTCGAAATAGCGGTCGTAGGTTTCTTGGGCTATGCGTTCGATGTTGAGGCGCTTGCGGTAGCTGGTAGATACAACAAACAGCAAGACTGGCCTTATCACTGTAGCGGCTCCTTGTCCGCTGCCATCATGCAGATTGATGCGCATGTATATGCCAGGATGCAGTCGGCTCCGGCTGTTGGGTTGCACGGAGAAATAGGCGTAGCCAAGCTGGTTGCGGGTGCCTCTTGCTAATCTGGATCTGCCGGAGCCGCCCATGTTTGACCGGAAACCAGCCTCGGGGAAGGCATCAAAATAGGACAATATCTGCACTATCTGTCCTTTGGACATGTTGCCGTAGTCGTCGATTTTTGCACCGGCAGGGCTTGGCACGGTGAAATATCCAGCAGGCAAGATTCCGGTTTTGTAGAGTCGAGCCTCAAATTTTTTAAACCAGCGCTGACCGCCCTCAACTTGCGGGTTGAGATAGTGCTGATCTGGATTACGGCGCATCGGATCCTTCAGCGTCACCTTAGATTGCAGACTTAATTGATGCGCCTTAACTACATTCATTGAGTTGAGCGTGTACGGCGTCGGCCGGTCGAATACAGACTGCATTTCTGAGCTGATTTTGTTTTTGGCGACAAATGCCAGCTCAGTCAACGTCTTGGCAAGCGCCCCCGGCAGCTGCTGCCTTTGCAAATCGTTCAAGCCGCGCAGTAACTCATCCATCCCGCGAATTTCAATAGCGGCCATAAACCACACCTGATAAATAATTGTTTAGTAACATTAAAACCCACTACCTACACAAAAAACGGGGCTCGAATTACCCGCAGTGGGGGACGCTGGGAAGTACCTTTTACCCGGCTTTTGGCAGCCAATCGCTAACTTAACAAGTGGCAACGCCGACTCTAAAAGCGCCTTTATCAATAAAGGGGAGCGGGGAAATGGGCGGCAAAACCCATAAAGCAAACCGTTCAATCGATATAAATTAATCATCAGTGTTCGTGAATTGCTTCGGAGCATGCAGGGTTAATCCAAACCATTTCATTACGTACCTTAGTACCCCTATTAGCTGATATTCGGCTAGGTTTTGAATGACTCTTCCAATCGCTAAGTAAATCAAGGTATAAGTCAGATGCGTACCCACTAACTACCACCAACCCGTCAAGGTTAAGTAGAGTAGACAACAAAACAGCATGATCATCTTCCGTCATTTCATGACGGTAATATCCTGATTTACCAGACTGTAAAACTCTTGTGCTGGGCATATAGGGTGGGTCTACAAAATGCAAAGTCGACTTAGCATCGTGCTGTCTCATGACATCAATTGCAGGCCGATTCTCTATCAGAACACCCTGCAACCTAGATCCTACTGCTGCTAAAGTTAACGGAAATCGTTCCCAAAGATGCTGAGCTGTACTAGATGGACGTTTTGTATCGATACGGAATCCTGTTTTGCCTTTAGTCGCACCCGCTGAGCCGAATCCCATCTGTGCCCGTATAGCTATCCGACGCGCACGTTCTACAGGATCGTCCGTTGGAGTCCACGCAATATCGAACTCGCTACGAGCATAAGGAGTCAGCGAGACAGCTTCTATCAGCGCCGCCCTAAGAACAGGACACCTCAGCACGCGAAAGAAATTCACCACATCACCATCCAGGTCGTTATAAACCTCTGCATAAGAACGAGGTTTTTGTAACAGTACACCGGCAGCGCCGCCGAACGGCTCAACATAACAAGTATGGTCTGGGAAAAATTGCATGATCCAGCTGGACAAACGGAACTTTCCGCCGTGATACCTCAAAGCAGGCCCCGGCATTTTGATAGCCCTCATTAGAGGGCGTTCCAGCTTTTGAGTTTTATTAATCATTTATAGCCTCAGCTAAATGCTCGGGCTGCCAATCAGGATCAAGCTCCAGCTCCGCCAAGGTATAAAAATGTAATTGCGCCATATAGTGATGATCCTGTTCAGTTACCCACTCTAACCAGCAGTAATATTGATAGACATGGTAGTTATGCAGTTGTTGAGTCATCAAAAATCCTTAAACAACTCATCAAACTTACGATTAATCCAACCGCTGAACCAATCGCAGAACGACATCGGCCCCAGCGCAAGCACAAAACCCAACCACATCAGCGCGGCAATGCACAAGCAAAATAACCCACGTAAAATCCTATACATCACGCTTAAACCTAGACACATGATGCCCGCGAACGCGCGCGCTGCGTGTCCGTAACGCCTGATCATCCAATTGCATCGCATTAAAAATCAGCACCAGCGCAATAGTTTTAACCCCACCACTGACAGACACCTGCAACAGCTTCCGAGCAATCATCACCGACACAGCCCAACAACGATTATTAATTGACGCCGTATTAGCACCGATTGATGCCGAATGAATATCCAGCTTGGCGCAAATATTCGCCGAATGGGTATTAACCGTCCGGATACTAATATCCAACTTATCGGCAATCACCTTATCCGCATAGCCCTCGGCGAAAAGAGCGACAATCTCCCCTTCCCGCGCCGTTAGCGGACCTAGATCAATAATTTGAGCATTAATCGTCGTCATACAAAACCTAACTCATCATTATTGAAGCACCGACACGGTGCCGGGACAGCCAATTTTCCGCAGCTGATTCAAACATCACCCACACATACAGCGCATCTAACACCGAATAACCGTCATAGTAATATTCCGACCATTCCTCAGCGCCGGCGGCAGCGACAATATCACCCTCGTAGCCACAGTTAATCGCCTCATCACGCAGCTCATTTAGCCAGTTTTGCAGCGCTTGATTACCCTCAATAGCCATAAATCCAACCGCCTGCTATGCTTATTTTTTTAGACAAACCTACAGAAATAATACTCATGACAAGAATTACTAAAGATTTTTCAGGGTTAATGAACGATGCCACGCTTACGGCGCATACCTTCTTAAGCAAAGCTATTCGCGCTATTGATGAAGACTTGGGCGATGGATATGCCAAGGAGCACCCTGAACTGATCGGCGCATTTATGCTGACAGCCTCTATCGAGGACGCGGCAACGGTCATTGCAAAAGTACTCGGCGAGGCCATTGAATCAGTCGGTAGCGCTATCGAGGAGCGTAGAAGCGAATAATGCACCTTGCGCGCCGCATGGGCCTTTGAGTCTTGCTTCACGGCAGCTAAGTGCGCTTCCGGTAACCATGTCACGCGCATCGTTATGGGTGCATGTGAACCCGTCTTCAGATTTGGCTTCTTTGAAATTGTGATAAACACAGTCTTTGCATATTTTCATGTTAGGTTCCTCTTAGTTAGTGTAGGCAGTCCTACTTAGGTAATCCTGCGGATTCACGTCAGCCTTGCAGTAGATAAAATTAACTGCAAAGTTGTCCACATCAATCCTCATCAAAAAAATCAGGCAACAAAACAGACGCCTTCACTTTGCCATTAGTCAGCTTAGCGATTTCCTTGGCACGCTTAGGTGGTATCCCACGCTTCTTCCACTGAGTAATTGCCATAGGGTTAACCTCCAGTGCATCAGCAAGGGCTTTTTGAGTTTTAAAGTAATCAATTGCAGGTTGTAAATTTGTCATGAATCAAACAATACACGAAATGTTTGCAAATAACAAACATTATGTTTGTTCACACCATAAAGTCAATCCTGTAAACTTTTTGTTTGTGAATACTAAAAAAAGCAAAGAAGAGCAAACTGCCGCAAAAATTGAGGCATTCAAGCGCGTCGAACAGGAACTTAAGGCAAAAGGCATCGCCGTGCCTGATTTTCAAAAAACCTTAGACATCGACTCACAAAATTGGAATAACTGGAAAAACCGGGGCTTACCCAGCGTGCAAACAATAATAATCGGCGGGGTACTGGGGCTAAACTCCGACTGGATCGCCACCGGCAAAGGCGAAAAATACAAAGAAATTAAAAAAGAGATAAATCATTACCCACTCCCAGGACAAGTAAGCGACAAACTCGGCGACTGGGACCGCTTTGCAACACAGGACCAACTGATCAAAGCAAAACTCGTTAACTGGTCTGCTTATTGCTTAAACACCGACTCCTTAAACAACCTAAGAGAGTTGAGCAGCATGATCATACCCAACGACATTAAACCGTCCGAGAAATCTTATATTATTGAAATAGATCAAGATATATTTAAAAGCTTTACCTCAGGTACTCAATTATTAATTGATCCCGATGTATCGCCCGCAAAAAACAGCGTAGTCGTCTTATCAATAGGCGACAAAATACCGACTCTAGTACGCTGGAATCCAGGCTTCGGTGAGCTGCAAGTGGAGCCTTTGGAATCGGGTTATCCCAACTCGATCTCCTTAGAGAATAAAGCCTATACCCTGCTTGGCGTCGCAGTTTATGAGCAACAAAAAGGCCGCAGGCTATTAGTATAAAAACAAATCGTAGCCGCCGTAATATTGGCGCATCAGCTACGGCGTAAGCAATTACTTACTTTAAAAGGTAACAGAGCACAATGATTTGCCCAAAATGCGGACATGAACGAACTCATCACGACGATCCGACAATACCCGCTTATCAATGCCCTGCCTGCGACATCGTCTACCACAAATACAGACCTCCTCAAACCCTCTCCGAACCATCGGCAACCAGACAAACCAAAAGACATCTAATATCTCCAAAACTGATGGCGATAGCCATTGTTATGAGCATCGTTACCGCTATTAACACCCAGTACACCGAGCGCATTAAAGCCACAGAATTAAAAAAACAACAGGATTATCAAGCAAAATCTCAGGCATTAATGCAGCAACAAGAGCTTAAAAAACAAGAAGAAAAACGCAAAGCAGACTGCGAGCAAGACGCCAAATGCACTGGACTTGCACCGATGGCAAGCAATGCCGGGGTTATTTGTCAGCAACGCATCGAGCGCCTATCCAGCTACAGCTTCAAATGGACGAATGGATGGACAGAACTAATCTTTAATCACTTCGTATGGAAAGACAACCAACACAGCTCAATCGTCGCGTTTGACGACAAACTGGAAATACAAAACTCTTATGGTGCCTGGGAAAACTACGTTTATAACTGCGAAATTAGAGTCAGCGATGGCGCTGTACTTGATGTTAAAGCAAGCCCAGGAAGACTATAACGTAACTTAACAAATGACTGATTTAAGCAACACGCCTGGAATTTATATGCCAACAATATTTAAAATAATGCTACTACTGCTATTTACTTGCACAACACACGCCCTCGACAAGCAAAAAACCAGTGTGCCAAAAAACGACAATCAAACATGCGAAGCCCTAAAAAAACAATCGGCAACAGAAGATGAGCTTGCAAGACAAGGATGCTGCTCATCACATGGCGGGGTTTGCGGATGCCAAGGAGGCAGAGTAACTTGTTGCGATGGCAATAACGGCTCATCATGCGCCTGCAAAACAGAAAAGATTTAACGCTATCGGTGGCACTATGAAATTCGGATTTAGAAAACCCTCATTAAAGAAACGCTTTGCCGCTTGTTGAATACAGCACAGAGCCCCTGACACCACATCAATAATTAAACCCGCTTCGGCGGGTTTTTTATTGCCTAAAATTAATTTCCTGTTTCTAATGCAAACATTTTGTTTGACATAACAAACAAAATGTTTATACTCTGAATCTAAGCCCAGTAGGGTGCGCACCGCGCACCTTTACAGCAACACACAAAAAACCGGGAGTAAACACCATGACGCCACTAACCCCAGAAAATGCAAAAGATGTTGCACCAGGACAGGAACCGTTTGTTCAAGCATCAATCCTACTCCAGCAAGCAAATCGCTTGCATCTGAAATTATGTGAGCTGGAACTCAAGCGCGAAGATGAGGGAAAAGATTTTTGTTGGCGACTATCAGACCTCATACAACGCGCATACGTCCGCTGCTCGCGGCGCTACCTAAAAACAATGGAACTAGCCAAGCCGTTGATAAATACACCTAGATCCAGCGCAATATAACCGATTTGCCAAGCAGCCTACCTCAGCCCGGCTCACATAGCGGGCCTTTTTAGGACTGCATTAATGCCTTGCACAGCAATATGGAACAAACATGATCAATTTTTCATGCGGACTCGACGAAATAAACAAGCTGCTCATTGCGCTCAGTTTGGTGTTAACCATCGAGCGACCCCATTATTTTGAGATAAGAAGAAGCGAAAATAACAAATTAGTAGGCTACTGGAATGACCTATCCGGAGACGGTGAAATCATCGTCGATAGGTTAAAAACCCGCTAGTCAAACCGAATACGAGAAGCTCGACTCGTCTCAAGCTGAGCAAAAACGCGGCAACGCCAACACATCACAGGGATGCTGACAAAACCACTGGGTGCTCACAACGCACCCAGTGCAACTTAAGCTAGAAGGTATTAACTATGTGGTTCAAAAATTTAACCATTTTCATACTTACCGAGCCGTTCCTATTAAACCCGGCAGAACTGCATGTAATGCTGGAACAGGCGGCAATAATCAACTGGATCAATAACAATGTGCAAAATAACGCCTCGCGACATAACCGAAACCATTAAATACATCCACGACAGCATGACACGCAGCCTTAAGCAAACCATCACTGACGTGCAAAACACCGATCACAGCTCATATAAAAAATATGAGTTATGCCGCCCGCGACTGTATCAAGCCTATCTAAAAGCCGATGCCGAGCTTAATGGCATAAAAATGGTACTGATAAGCCATCGGAAAGAAGTCGAAGATATAAAAGCGGCGAAGATCCGACTGCACGACGAATGGCAACTGCACGATTTTCAAATCGTTGCATTACAACGGCCCGGCACGAAGCCGCCGTTTTACGCCCAAGAACAAAAAGCAGCCTAAGCCATGTCGCCGCAAGAACTTGTAGACCAGTGGAATGAAAAACATCCAGTAGGCACACCGGTAAAAATAACCAAGAGTGGAGGTAGTTTAGATGGCCGGTCAACAGCTGGTTGAAGTTAAAGAACTGCTCATCGCCGCTAAATTAGCGCTATCAATAATGGAACGTTTTTTCCTTGCCAGCCAAGGCAAAGGAACAATCAAACGGCTTAAAAAAGCCATCAACAACTTGGAAGCAAAACAATGACTATGACAATAAAACAAATAATCGCTGAAATAATCGAAACAGAAGGCGGCTACGTCAATCACCCTGCTGACCGTGGCGGGCCGACAAAATACGGCATCACAGCCAAGGCCTATGCCGAGTATTTTAGGCGTCCGACAGCAAGTATTACCATCGACGAGATAAAAGCTATAACTCCGGTTCTGGCTGAAAAAATCTATTTCAGCATTTATTACGTCCGCCCTAACATCAAGCTACTACCCGAACTGATAAAACCGCTAATGCTGGATATGGCGGTTAATCATGGACGGAATAAATCAATAAAAATACTGCAATCGACACTACTGCATGACGGCTACAACATCGGTTCCGTAGACGGCAGCATTGGCCCCAAAACCCTTAATGCCGTAACCAGGGCAACAGCCGCTTTAGGGGGTGATCTTATCAATAACCTGATCGACCGAAGAATAGAATTTTACAAGCACATAATCCAGCATGACCCAAGCCAAGCGGTTTTTGAAGACGGTTGGCTGTCCCGTGCAGAATCATTTAGGCAGGCCGCATAATGGATAACAACAACTTAGCATCACCCGATTTTACTGACGACCAATACGCCGAATTTATCGCCAAAAAAACCGTAACGCGTGACCAAATCGCCGAATTTATGCAGATCAGGAGCAAATTATTAACCGAGCTGATCTGCAAAAAACGTATCTCGCCGCCGGCTCCGGTAGGCAGAGTGCAATCGACTTATCTTTACAATGCCGAACAGATTGCCGCCTGGATAAAAACAAAACCGCTTGACTTAGAAAGCCGGCCCGACAAGAGCACTAAAGCCAGAAAACCACCAGGCTTAGACAACGGGCTCGCACTATCTTTTTTGACCACTAAGCCAGAGAGCAATGAGCCCTTAACAATGACTAACTTAGCCAATAAGCACAGCAAACAGCGACTAAAAACAACCGTCGTGCATCTAAAAGAGCGTAATGATTATGTGCCTCCGCATTCCGCATTGGCCCCATCAAGCCACAGCGGTGCAGATCATCGCTATTGCGGAGGGCAGCTGTGAATGAGCTGGCTCTTTTCGCGGGCGCTGGTGGCGGCATACTCGGCGGAAAACTGCTCGGCTGGCGGACCGTGTGCGCCGTTGAGCGTGATGCCTACGCCGCACAAGTTTTGGCACAGAGACAAAATGACGGAGCCATCGAACCTTTCCCGATTTGGTCTGACGTGGTTGGTGGGCCACTGAACCCGACGTGGGTCGAGTGGCTCATGGGGTGGCCGCTCGGGTGGACAGACTTAGAGCTATTGGCAACGGGCAAGTACCTCTTACCGCCGCAACAGCATTCCGTCTATTAAGCGGTTTATGAGCAAAAATGCAGCGCCCATTAAAACAGAGAAGTTTATGAAAAAAATAATAATATCCGGATACTGGACAACTAAAGATTTAATGGATCGATACAAAGTATCAAGAATGACTTTAAATCGCTGGATGAATCGAGATATTAACCCACTGCCCAGACCTGTTTTTAATGCCTGCGGCAGCCAAAACCGGTGGTCTATCGACGCGGTGACTGATTGGGAAAACTCAATGAGCACTAAAAATGTTGCATAGTCAACCATCATTCTCGGCGCGGCCCGAAGGTTGAAATATGAAAAAAGATTGTTACCGCGCTCCGGTTGAGCGCCCCGTTAGTCCAACATTACCTAAATTAGCTAAAGTTGGTGACAGCGTAATTTGTAGATGCAAACTTCCAGCTCCATACAACATTATTGCGAGACTAGACACCCCAGAAGCGGCTGCCGAGGTTAATTCAGACTTAATGAGTGACTCGCCGATATGGGAATTGTTGGACGCCTAACGCTTAGCTGCGGGGCGGTGCGCGGCTTTTTGCGCGAAGTCCCGCACGAGCGTTGTTACGGAGTAGGAACGATGGAAGACCAAGAAATGTAGGCGAGTAATAAAGTTTCATACTGAAACACGCTGAAAGCCTCATTTTTCCGTTGATAAAATCGGCTCCTGAAAAATAAAGATTCATACTGAAACCGATCTAAATGGCGTAGGCCTATTAAATTCGAGTAATAAAGTTTCATACTGAACACCCTCCGGATCCAACATAGACATTGATCGCTATGTTGGCCACCAGTCCGGCGATATCGCATAGACAAGATTAACTATGCTCGATAGCTACCGGCAGATATAGACAGAAATAGCTATGCGGTACCGGAAGCAAGGATCGCGGCCAGGACAGCCTGGCGCTCATCCGGATGAAGTTCGGCATAGTTATCAGCCCACCGTTTCGCTTTGCGTTTAATGCGTTGCCGGTCGGTAAAATCCTTACCCGCATAGCTCGACCAATAGGCCGCGTTGGGCGCAAAGTTGAACCAGAGTTGTTCCGTTCGCACTCCGCCGCGCGTCATGACCTGGAACTGGAATGTCCGCCAGTCTGATAGCAGATCGTTGTACAAAGCTGAGGGGTATCCGCTGAGGATCACGTCGGCGGGAACCCGTTTTAACACTTCGATAAGCCGTACATGGTCGGCTTCGGTGAAATCGTGTTTATATCGGGCGCTCGATGTTCGAGTTTGCAATAAATAAGGAGGGTCGGCATAAATTAACACACGTCCGGATCCAGCATAGTCGAAACTGTCTATGTAACCAGGTGCATCCGTGCAGTACAGTTCAACGTCCGGATAAAGAGAAGAATCCAACAACGGCAGATCCAGATCGATGCCAATGGATCGGATAGCCGCCGGTTTCCTGCGAATCACCGCACCGGAACCCAGAAACGCCTCGATGTAAACATCATGTGGCGGCATACTGGCGATAATCGCCTGGTAAGCGCCACTCCCCGCCTTGGAACCCAAATAACCCATGACCGTCCACCCTAGTTGAATTTAACTATGCTGCAGCATAGACAGCGCCGTCTATGTTGTCAAGGATACAGCGCTGAAAGGTGAGATGTGGCCAACATAGCGATCAATGTCTATGTTGGATCCGGAGGGTGTTCAGTATGAAACTCTATTACTTAGTATGATTCTTTAATACTTGGTATTGAACTTTATTACTCTCCCACAGCTTCAGTATGCAACTTTATTACTCAGTATGATACTTTAATACTTAGTATGAAACTTTATTACTCTCCCACAATCGCCTGGAGCTTTGCTGCTCCATTGGTAATAAATAATACGCTCATTGAGCGCATACGTCAAGCGCTAAATGTAAAAAAGAATATTTTTCCGATGGGGCAGTATGCCCAGTCCGGCTAAGCGCATAGGTAATCGAACGGATAGACACCACCTAAAAAATATTGTCACGTTTTGGGAATACTTGACACAAACAAACTGATGTAATCTAACCATGACTACATCAGCTGAAATGCTCGCAAAATACACCGCCGCCGAAGCCGCCATCCTGGACGGCCAAATCGTGCGCTTTGGTGAGCGCCAATTAACCCGAGCCAATCTAATCGAAGTGCAAAACGGCCGCAAAGAGTGGGAGCGCCGCGTTGCCGCTGAACAAAGAATCGCACGCGGCGGCACATCGCCGCGCTACCAAACCCCGGATTTTAGCTAATGAATATCCTGGACTCGGTCATTGCCTCCATATCCCCGGAAAAAGCCCTACGCCGGATGCAAGCCCGCCGTGCATTAACCGCGATGGCCGCTTACGAAGCCGCAAAACCGACCACACTCCGCAAACAAAGCCGGGACTCCGGCAGCGGCGACCGCTGGGTTGCTCAGGCCGGTCCCAATCTACGCAACCAAGCCCGTTTTTTAGACGCTAACCACGATCTAGCTAAAGGCGTTTTAAACGCCCTGGTCAATAACACCATCGGCGCCAACGGCATCGGCATCGAGCCGCAGCCGCGCACCTTTACCGGAGAGATCCACGACGATCTAGCCGACCAGCTGTTACGCCTGCACAAAGACTGGGCAAAAAAACCCGAATGCACCTTTACCGAAAACCTCGCCGGCATGGAGCGCCTATTGTGCCGCACATGGCTACGTGACGGCGAAGTGCTGACAAAAAACCTGCTCGGCACAGTGCCTTATCTGGATCACGGCACCGCCGTACCGTTTACGTTAGAAATGCTGGAGCCGGACATGCTGCCGCTGATCTATGACGATCCGGCCAAAAACATCGTGCAGGGCATCCAGCGCAACGGCTGGGGCCAGCCTAAAATTTATCACCTGTACCGCAATCATCCCGGCGACTACAACGTATTTACCGCTAAAGCCCTGGATTTAATCCCGGTCAGCGCAGATTTAATCAATCATTTGCGCATGCGTGATCGCCTAAGCCAAATGCGCGGCGTGTCGATCTTTGCCACCGTCATGACCCGCTTGGATGACATCAAAGATTACGAGGAGTCCGAGCGCATTGCCGCCAAGATTGCCGCATCGATGGCCGCTTACATCAAAAAAGGCCAGCCCGATGGTTACCAAGCCGACCCTAATGGACAGCCGCGCACATTAAGATTTTCGCCCGGCATGGTCTTTGATGATCTCGCTGAAGGCGAAGAGATCGGCATGATCGACACCAACCGGCCAAACCCAAACGCCTACAACTGGCGTAACGGTCAGCTCCGTGCCGTTGCTGCCGGTGCCGGTGTTAATTACTCAACCATCGCCCGCGATTACGACGGCAGCTACTCCAGCCAGCGCCAAGAACTCATTGAGGGTTGGGTTAATTACAGCATCTTAACATCGGCATTTATCAATGGACTGTCCCAGCCAAACTGGGAAACTTTTGTATCGATGGCGATGTTATCCGGACAAATAAAAATCCCTGTCGACGTCGATCCGCTGACGCTGGCCGACGCCTTATTTATCGGCCCCTCCATGCCGTGGATAGACCCATTAAAAGAAGTCAAAGGCAACACTGAAGGCGAGCGCTCACTTTACATCACCGGCCCCGAAATTATCCGTAAACGCGGCGGCAACCCACGCGACGTACTGGAGCAGGAAAAGCGCTGGCGTCGGCAACTCAGAGACGCGGAACTAATCAGCTCCAGCGATCCGGCTAACGACAAACAACCGGGGGCAGTTGCTGCCGCCGATAACCCAGGAGCAGCAAATGGCTAATCAGTGGTATGCAATAAAAGCCAAAGGTGAAAAAGCCGCCGAAATCAATATTTATGGCGACATCGGCGAGAGCTGGTGGAATGACGAATCCATTACCGCTAAAAAATTTGTCCAGGATATTGCCGCGCTCGGCGTCGAAACACTGACCGTCCGTATCAACAGTTACGGCGGCTCAGTATCCGACGGCATCGCTATTTACAACGCACTCAAGCGCCATAAAGCCCGTGTCACTATAGCTGTCGACGGCGTTGCGGTCAGCATCGCCTCATTAATTACCATGGCTGGCGACAGTGTCGAAATGGCCGAAAACGCGCTAATGATGATCCATGCGCCGTGGTCATGGACTGAAGGCAATGCCAACGACATGCGCAAAGCCGCCGATGTCCTGGATACCTTTGCGGCAGCAATGGCAACCAGCTACGCCAACAAAACCGGAAAAAGTCAGGATGAAGTCATGTCCTGGTTAACTGACGGCGAAGATCACTGGTTTACCGCTGCCGAAGCGCAAGCCGAAAACCTGATCGATACCGTAGTTGATGCCTTGCCCATTGCCGCGCAATTTAATTTAAACCGCTTCAAAACCATCCCGGCAGCCGCCGGAATTTTTAATAAACCTCCAAAACAGGAGAGCACCATGCCAAAACCAGGCGAAAACGCACCGGCGGCGACCGTTAACCCACCAGCCGCCCCAGCCCCAGCCCCAGCTGCCCAAAGCCCCGAAGACATCAAGGCTCAAGCCTTGGCCGAAGACGTCCAGCGCCGCGGCGACATCCGCGCACGATTTAAACCCTTTGCCAAGATGGCCGGCGTTGATGAGATCATGAATCAATGCCTTGATGACCACAAAATCAGCCCTCAAGCGGCTGCCGATAAGTTAATGGCAAAGCTCGGCGAAGGCATTGAACCCTCTGCCGGTGGATTTGTATCACGCATTGAAAACGGCGAAAGCGATCATGAGAAATTTGCTAAGGGCGTAGGCCAAGCGATCATGGCCCGCTGCGGCGTCGAAAAGCACGATCCACAAAACGAATATCGCCGTCATCGTCTGGAAGATATTGCCAAAGCAAGTCTTGAATTATCCGGCCGGAATATTAAAGGCATGGACCGCATCCAGCTGGTCAAATCCGCGCTGTCAATGCGCCCGGCCGCATACGGACAAACCACCAGCGACCTACCGGTATTGCTGGAAAACGTCATGCATAAAATGGTGTTAACCGCTTACGACATTACTCCCGATACCTGGACGCGCTTTTGCAAACAGGGCACCGTCTCTGATTTCCGCGAGTGGCTACGTTTGCGCACCGGATCAATTGGCGATATAGAGGATGTCAACGAAGCGGGGGAATACAAAAATATGACCATTCCAGACGCCGCAAAGGAGGGAATTCAGGCCAAACGTCGCGGCGGCATCATCAAGATTACGCCGGAAATCATCATCAATGACGACATCGGCTTTATCAGCGACATCACAACAATGATGGGCCGCGCCGCAAAGCGCACCATTGAAAATCGCGTCTATGCGCTGCTGGCCTCTAACCCGGCGCTAAAAGATGGCGTGGCATTATTCCACGAGACCCATAAAAACCTCGCGGGCACTGGGGCCGGGCCATCTGTTGCGGCATTATCGGCCGGGAAGTCGGCAATGATGAAACAAAAAGACCTGAGCGATAAGGAATTTTTAGACATCCGCCCGGCAATTTGGCTGGGTAGTATCGATGACGCCGAAGAAGTGCGTGTGCTGATCGATGCCAAATATGATCCCGATGCATCTAACAAGTTGGAGCGGCCCAACAAGATCAGAGGCATGGTGCGCGACGTTGTTGATACTCCGCGTATTGATGGCAATGAGTGGTATCTGTTCGCCGACCCTGCCGTTGCTCCGGTTATTGAAGTTGCATTTCTGGATGGTCAATCCGAGCCGGTCCTGGCGATGGAAGAAGACTTTAGCACCGCAGGCCTAAGCTACCGGGTAGAGCATCCGTCGGCAATCGGTGCCATAGGTTTTGAGGGCGCTTACAAAAACGCAGGCGCTTAAACCCCGCCATTATCAACCTACAAATTAAAGGATAGTCAACATGGCTAAAAATTATATCAAACCCGGCGATGTAGTCGACTGGGCAAATGGTACCGGAGCCGCCGTTTTAAGCGGCGATCCGGTCGTTATCGGTAATCAACAAATGGGCATTGCCTTGGTTGGTATTGCAACCACTGGCACTGGATCGGTTGCAAAAGAAGGCATTTTCTTATTACCTAAAAACACCAGTGATGCGGTCGTGCAAGGGCAAAAGCTCTGGTGGGATGCAGCTGCAACAGAAGTCATCAACGCCCCGGCGATCAATGCGTATTTTATCGGCTATGCCGATCAAGCCGAGTTGGCTGCAACGGCAACCGTACTGGTTGACCTTGAGGAATTTAATGAGGAGGGTCCGCGGGCATTAACGTTGTCCGCAACCGGTGCGCAAACGCTCAATGTCGGAGATTTTGGCGGCGGCGA